TTTTTTATCCTTTCGCTTTTAGGGGTTGACTTAATAGGACTATGGAGTAATCTGTAGTCCTATTTTTTATGAAAGGAAAAACACATGACACTAAAAGAATTATATGCAGACACAAATGTAACTGTATCTGAAGTCGATATATCTGAATTGCATAAACACATAAACAGACAAGATGCCCAAACAATAGCAGATATATTACATGATGCTCTAGTTGATATGGGAATCGATCATGAATCTTTTGCATGGGATATTCAAGTAACTGTGGAGCAGAACAATGAAACAACGCTATGAAATCTATGAACTTGACAAACCGAGTGACGCTGAAGACAAACCGAGTGACGCAGTAAGATACAGAGATACACGAGTTATATCTAATGGTTACTTCTCTGTTTTAAGAAATCAATTTATTAGTTTTTCTGAAAGAAAAAGAAGTAAAAAAATTGATTATGATGATGGTGAATATTTCTAAAAATAATATTTGACTATGTGTACAGATGTGATATTTAAGATAGCACAAGAGCAAAGTTATTTGTATAGATCGTATGGGGTTGCTCTTGGATTGTCCTCCTACAATTTAATGTTTGCCCCATACGATCGCCATTAAAAAATGAAAGGATTTAAAAATGGTTAAAATAGTATCTGATGAGCTGATCACTCAAATAAATGATCAACTAAAAACTGTAGTTGAAGATGCAGTAAAAAAATATATTGAAACAATGGATTGGTCACATGAACTAGATATATATGGTTTAGTTCAAGATGAACTGTCTCAAATGGATATGTTGGATTATATGGATACATCTACATTAGACGATAAAATTAGTAGTGTACTCGAGGGTATGCTATCTGAACTAACAATTTCGAGAGGGCATTAATATGACTGATCAAATTGATATTGAAGAAATGATTGAAGAAAAAAATCAAGTAGGTGATGTAATATCTTTTAAGACTAACATCCCCCCAAAATGGAACACATCATTTGACGATAATGGTTATAAGCAGTTGCCCAATGGTACTGAGTTTATACATAATGATGTAACCAATAATAAACTATTTGCAGATGTTGGAAC